CTGACCCCAGAAGTAATTCTAATACAGAATTAGTAGCATCTATTGTATATGATGCAGGGGACGAAATAGAAACTTATTATGAGTATGTTATAAATGTCACTCCATCTGGTTCAGGCGTATATACTTTAGAGCTGTTTGATTCAGTTTCAGGAGAAGTTATAGGTACTTCAGAACATTCTGGAGACGGAGTAGCAGTCTCTAGGACTTTTACGTTAAGAAAAGATGCTTTTAGTGGATTTGGAACACAGGTGTTTAGTCCTATTCTTAGGGTTAAAACTGAGAATGTAGGTATATCAGGTATACAAGTAAATGGACTTACTGTAAATGTCAATATTTTAGAAGGAGGAGGAACAAGTGGTTATGCTGCAACATATACTTTTAATAGTGGGGGTTCAAATGGTATTTTTGCATATCTAAACGTAGTCGATAATATGCCTAAGATGAAAGTTATAGATTTTTTAACATCTATATTTAAGATGTTTAATCTAACTGCTTTTTATGATGGAGAAACGATTAAAGTTAGAACATTAGACAACTTTTATGCAGAAGGAACAAGTCATGATATAAGTCAGTACATTCATGCTGATAAACATACTGTAGATAAAGCAAATATATATTCTCGAATAGATTTTGAATATCAACAAGCATCTACTTTTGCTATAGTAAACAGTAACGAGATAACTAATGATGAGTTTGGTAATGAAAGATTAAACAATTCGTCTAGTTCTATAAGTAGTCCTTTAGCATTTGACGGAGGAACATATACAGTTAAGTTAGGGTTTGAGCACGTTATGTATGAAAGAATGACTGACCAAGAAGACGAAACAAGCACTACTATACAATGGGGATGGATGGCTAGTAAAGACCAAAACCCAGTACTAGGCAGACCATTAGTTTTTTATTGTATTAAATTAAATACAGATACTATTTATACTACTGGTGGGGATGACTTAGACCAATACATAAGACCAGCAAATACTTTAACAACAGCCTCAGCTACTAAATTACAGACAATTCACTTTGGAGAGGAAACAGATGAGTATTTTGCCGAAATAAACTCAAATAGTCTGTTTAACAATTACTACTTTAACTATATAATTCCTATATACAACGAAAAATCAAGGCTATCTAAGTTTGAAGCGACATTACCTTTAAGATTAGTTACTAAGTTACAATTAAACGACAAATTAATTATATCAGGTAGAACTTATAAGATAAACAGTATACAGATGAATATAAACACAGGTAAAGCTACATTAGAATTAATAAACGAAGTGTAATATGATAAGAGAGATAATAGATTTATTAGGAACATCTGATTGGAATGTTAAGGACGAAGATATAGATATAGCTAAAGGTAAATATTTAGCCCCTACTAATTGGAAAGAATTAAAAAACGCAATAAAACGAAATAAGTAATGGCAACAAGTTCAAGTGCAGTAAAGGAAATAAAAATAATTGTTAATGCAGGTCAAGCTACAGTCTCAATAGATGGAATGACTTCAAGCATTAGCAAAGCAAACGCTGAGTTAATAAAACTATCTCAAAATGCTGGTAAAGGAAGAGTAGCTGGAAGAGCATCTGGTGGAGCTACTGCAACAGTATTAGAACTTGGTAGAACTATATCAGATTCCAACTATGGAATTAGAGGTATGGCGAACAACCTTTCACAATTAGTATCTAACTTTGCATTTACTACAAGAGCAGCAGGAGGTTTTACTGCTGGACTAAAAAGTATATGGTCAGCAATGCTAGGACCTTTAGGTTTAGTATTGGCATTTCAAGGTGTTATTGCTCTTCTTGAAAGATGGAGTATGCAAACTAAAAAAGCTACTGAAGCTGCAGAAGATTTCAATAAAAGCCTTAAAGATGAAATAAAAATATTAAAATTATATGAAATTGCGATAAATGACAGCACTTTAAGTTTAGAAGCTAGGTTAGGAATCATAAAAGGTCTTTCTATTATAGAAAAAGATTTAGCAGAGCAACTAAAGAAAGCTAATGGAAATAGAGAAGAAGAGAAAAGAATATTAGATAACTTATTAGAACAAAAACAACTTGAATTACAAATAGCTGAACAAAAAAAGTTAGTAGATTCAGAATTAATAAAATTAACAGAATTAGAGAATGCTACAACAAAAAATACTGCTTCAGGTAAATTAGCTATTTCAGTTCAACAAAATAAAGTAAATATAGTATTTGAGAAATACTTAGAATTACTAAAAGACGTACAGCTTAAAGAGAAAAAGACTGCTGGTGATTCAAAAAAAGTATTTAAACAAAGGAATCTTGATTTATCAAAAGAAATACTTAAGTATCAAAGAGACGAAGAATTAGCTACTGAAGAAAATGAGTTTAAGAAATTAGAAATAAAACAAAAGTATGAAAGAGAAGATTTAGATAACAAAAAGAAATCTTTTATAGAGAAAGAAAGGTTAAGATTAGAGAACTTCTTAAAGACAACTGAAAATGAGGATGAGATAGCAAAAGCAAAGGCTCTTTTTAATGAAACTGAATTACAGGCAGAAAAGGAACATCAAGATGCTTTAACTGAATTAACAATAACTCAAGCATCAAAAAGATATAACTTTCAATTAGAAATAGTTAGAGAGTTTACTAGAAAATATCAAGAAGCAGTTGATGCTGGAGAAATACAGGCTCTTACGTTTGGTATGACTCAAGATGCTGGAGTTGACGCTTTAAATGCAGAAGGTATATTACTTGAGGCTCAATATGACCAGAAAGTACATTGGCTAAATGAAGAAATAAAAGACAGAATTAGAGATAAGAAGTCTTACATGGACTTACTGAAAAAAAAATTAAATGCAGAAAAGCAATTTAATGATGATAAATTAGTACTAACTCAAAAAACTGAAAGAGCTAAAAGAGATATAGTTGCCTTAGGATTTCAAGCTATTGCTCAAATAGCTGAAAAAGGTAGTGCTATAAATAAAGCTGCAAGTGTTGCTGCTGCCTTAATGAGTACTTATGAAGCTGCCAATTCTGCATTAGGGCGAAAACCTTACGGAGCTTGGAATATAGCTGAAGCAGCTCTTATAACAGCTATGGGTCTTTCTAATGTTAACAAGATACTAAACACACCGATACCTACAAAAAACGGAGGAACAACTACAGCAGCAGGAGCTGGTGGAGGAGGAGATAGAAGTTTTGACTTTAACTTAGTTGGTTCTACAGGAACTAATCAATTAGCTGAAGCAGTAGGTAGTCAATTCCAAGAACCTGTTCAAGCTTATGTAGTAAGTAGTCAGATGACATCACAACAAGAATTAGACTTACAAATATCAACAGGAGCTTCATTAGGAGGAGACTAATATAAAACAAAACATACTAAATACGTTATCAAATTATGGAAGAAAATATTATAGAATTGTTTATTGATGAGGAAAATGACTTTGCTGGTATAGAAGCTATATCAATAGTGGAGAATCCTGCGATAGAAGAAGATTTCATAGCTTTAAAAGCACAAGAGATTAAGTTAGCTGAAATAGATGCTGAGAAACGCATACTGATGGGAGCTGCTTTAATACCAGACAAGAAGATATACAGACATAACGGAGAAGAAGAGTATTATATATTCTTCTCTAAAGAAACTGTAAGAAAGGCTTCTGAGCTGTTTTTGACTAAGGGTAAGCAGAATAACTCAACATTAGAACACGAGGTAGAATTAAACGGACTAAGTGTTGTAGAGAGCTGGATAATAGAAGATGAGAAAAAAGACAAGTCAGCTAAGTATAATCTTAATTTACCTATCGGAACTTGGATGGTTTCTGTAAAAGTAAATAACGACAAGATTTGGGAAGATTATGTTAAAGAAGGTAAAGTAAAAGGATTTAGTATAGAAGGATTCTTTACAGATAAACTAGACGAAAGACCAAGAGAGAGTGTAAAAGAACAAATGGATTACGATGAGTTTGAAGCATTAGCTAAATTATTTGAGCTAGAGGACTTTTTACTTAAGGGAGAAGAAATAGAATTAGAAACATATAGTGATTATCCACAAGCTGCAAGAAACAACGCTAAGAGAGCGTTAAAATGGAAAGAAGAGAATGGAAGTGAATGTGGAACTTTAGTAGGATGGACAAGAGCTAATCAACTGGCATCAGGAGAAAATATATCTCGTTCAACAATAGCTAGAATGGCTTCATTCAAAAGACATCAACAACATAAAGATGTTCCTTATAGTGAGGGATGTGGAGGTATTATGTGGGATGCTTGGGGTGGTAGCTCTGGAGTTAACTGGGCAATAAACAAACTAAAACAAATAGATAAATGAAAAAAACACCAAGTGACAACAGCCCAAAGAGTAGTAAACAAGGTTGTTTGTGTAAAAACAATACCTATAGTACTAAGTGCTGTGATGGTAGTTTACAGGCTCAAGGAGTTGGTAGTTTAACCAATCAAGGCAATCCAGAATAACTCAAAAATGAAACAGATTATTTATTAAACGTTAACAAATTATAATATTTATTTATGAAAGCAACAGAAATCATCAACAAATTTAAAAACGTATTACTTTCTGTAGAAGCTGAAGAAGAAACTCCTGTGGAGCTTTCAACTGAAGTAGAAACAGAAGTAGTAGAAGAGCAAGTAGAACTTGCTGAAGAAACAGTAGTAGAGGAAACTTCTTTAGAAGAAGAAATAATCGAAGAAGAAGTGGTTGAAGAAATAGTAGAAGACGAAAGCATTTACGCTACCAAAGAAGAATTAAGCAAGGTAGTAGCTGAATTTAAAGCTATGTACGACCAAATGATGGATAACATGGGTGAGGTTGAATCATCTGACGTTCCTCAAGAATTAAGCTCTGACAAAGTAGAGTTATCTGAAGAAACAGAATCTATCGCACATTCTCCTGAAGCTGAAGTAAGTTCAAACACAATGAACTTATATTCACAAAAACAACCAAAAACTACAAAACAAAGAGTATTTAACAAATTATTTAACAACTAATCTTAATTATGGCAACTACAACATCAATTACAACTACTTACGCAGGTGAATTTGCAGGGAAATATATTTCTGCTGCTTTATTATCTGCTAATACTATCGAAAGAGGTGGTATTGAAGTAAAACCAAACATTAAATTTAAAGAAGTAATCAAGAAATTAGCTACAGGTTCGCTTATAGCTGACGGTTCTTGTGACTTCGCTGCAACTTCTTCTGTAACTTTAACAGAAAGAATCATTGAGCCAGAAACATTCCAAGTAAATTTACAATTATGTAAAGCTGATTTCCGTTCTGATTGGGAAGCAGTATCTATGGGATATTCTGCGTTTGACGTATTACCTAAAACATTTCAAGACTTCTTATTAGCTCACGTTGTAGCTAAAGTAGCTGAGCAAAACGAATCTAACATCTGGACAGGAAACTTAGGTGGAGCTCAAGCTGGAGAATACAATGGACTTGTAACTCTTGCAACTGCTGATGCAACTGTAATTGACGTAGCTGCTGTAGGTGGTGGAGTTAATGCTGCTAACGTTATCGCTCAATTAGGAGCTATCGTTGATGCAATTCCTTCTGCTCTTTACGGAAAAGAAGATATGTACTTATACGTGTCACAAAACATCGCTAGAGCTTACGTAAGAGCTTTAGGTGGATTTGCTTCTAACTTAGGTGGAGCTGGAACAATGAATGAAGGTACACAATGGTATAACGGAGGAGAATTATCTTTCGATGGTGTAAGAATATTCGTTGCTAATGGCTTAAATGACAACAGTGCAATGGCTGCTCAAAAATCTAACTTATATTTCGGAACAGGTTTATTATCTGACCACAATGAAGTAAAAGTTATTGATATGGCTGACCTTGACGGAAGTCAAAATGTAAGAATAGTAATGAGATTTACTGCTGCTGTGCAATACGGTGTTGGTGCTGAAATCGTTCTTTATTCTTAATATAACTTAATACTAACATATAAAAGGGGTAGGTGGCATATTCTACCTACCCTTTTTTATTATAAAAACATATAAAAAATGGCTTGTGATTTATCAAAAGGAAGAATAGAAGCTTGTAAAGAGTCCGTAGGTGGAATTAAAAATCTTTACATTGCTAATTACTCAGATGCTATGTACGCTGGAATGGCTGATGCAGCTTCTGTTGCACCATCTGGTGCTGCGTTTGACGGAACGGTAGCAACTTTAACTGCTGGCGTAGACGTACACAAATTTGAATTAAGAGGGGACAACAATACCTTTGAAGAAACTAATGAAAACTCCAGAGATAACGGAACTTCATTCTGGACTCAATCAGGTGCTTTTGTTCTTAAAGTACAAAATGCTGATACAATGATGCAATTAAAATTATTGTCTTACGGAAGACCTCATATAATCATTGAAGATTATAACGGGAAATTTAGAATAGCTGGAGGACAAAATGGATGTGAAGTTTCTGTTAACACTTCTACAGGAGGTGCTATGGGAGACTTAAACGGATATAATATTTCTTTCGAAGGAAAAGAAGTATTACCATCTTTATTTGTACTAAGCACACTAGTTGGTGTAGGTGTAACAGCAGGATTCGATGTACAAACAACGAATATGAGTAACGAATAATAATATTGTTTATTATTAGTAAAAATAGGGTAGGCATTAGCTTACCCTTTTTTATTATAAAACAAAAAAGAAAAATATCGTTATCATATTATGATAATAACAAATAATGATAGTGCACAGACGTTTAATATCATTCCTAGAAGTACTTCGGTAACGTATACTACTCTAGGTAATGGAACGATTGTAGCTACTGCTAGTTCTTTAACAATATCGTTCTTAGAGGAAAGTACAAATGATACTTTTAGCTTTACTAACGATGAAAGCACTAAGTATGATAATTATTTGGCATTTCAAGTGAACACATCAAGTAAACTAAGAACAAGTTTTGATTATTTTATTACTATATTCAACACTTCAACAAACAAGTTAGTTTACAGAGATAAAGTATCTGTTCTGCCAGATGCTAGTGTTCCTTATAACAACGAAGGAAGATATTCTATAAATGATTCAGATTATACGGAATATGCAGAGCCTTCTAACGAATATGTGATATTAGATGACTAACAAGAACAATTCTATAAGGGTAGTAAACTTATCTGGTTACGAAACACCAGAGGTTAAGGAAGTATATGGTAAAGATTGGATTTCTTACGGAGAAAACAATGATTACTTTGATAGCCTTATAGAGAAATACTTAGGCTCACCTACAAACAGTAGATGTATTAACGGTATTGTTGATATGATTTACGGTAGAGGTATAGAAGCTACAGACAGCGAAGAATTCCCTGAAATGTACGCTAAATTCAAATTATTAGTTAGACCAAGAGAAATCAAGAGAGTATCTAATGATTATAAGATGTTAGGACAAGCTGCTATGCAAGTAGTATACAACAAGTCTAAGACTAAAATTGTTAAGATACTGCATTTCCCTATGGAAACGCTAAGAGCTGAGAAATGTGATGCTAAAGGCGTTATTAGAGCTTATTATTATCATCCTAAGTGGGTAGATATAAAGCCTAGTGATAATCCTAAGAGAATACCTTCTTTTGGCAATGGTAAAAAGAGTGAAACAGCAGAGTTATATATATTCAAGCCATATAGAAGTGGATTTTATTATTATGCTCCTGTTGATTATCATGGATGTTTACAATACTGCTCTTTAGAAGAAGAAGTAAGTAATTATCACATAAATAACATAAAGCAAGGTTTACAGCCATCTTTATTAATCAACTTTAACAATGGAGTGCCTAATGAAGAGACTCAAGAGTTAATTGAAAGAAAAATATACGATAAGTTTAGTGGAACGTCTAATGCAGGTAAATTTATACTAGCATTTAATGAGTCTGTAGAAACTAAAGCAGATATTGACCCTATACACTTACCAGATGCTCACGCTCAGTATCAGTTCTTATCTGATGAGAGTAGAGAGAAGATAATGTTAGGTCATGGTATTGTTTCTCCTATATTATTAGGAATAAAAGATAATACAGGGTTTGGTAATAACGCAGAAGAGCTTAGAACTGCTTCTGTGCTTATGGATAACATAGTTATCAGACCATTCCAAGAAGAAATTATAGAAGGTTTAGAAGATATGCTAAACTTTAACAAGATATACTTAAATCTTTACTTTATTACTCTACAACCAATAGAATTCACACAACTAGACAATATATCTACTAAAGTGAAGAGAGAAGAGGAAACAGGAGAGAAATTAGGCTCAAAAGCTACTTACAACGCTAAACTAAAGAAAATAGATGGAGTTGAGGTTTTTGAAACTATTAAAGAAGCAGAAGATAAAGCATTAGAACAGGGATGTAAAGGATACCACGAGCATGAAATGGATGGCAAAGTATGGTATATGCCTTGTGAGTCTCATGATAGTGCTACTTCACTAGAAGAACTAAAGGACTTTAGTGATGATGACGGAAATGACCTTTTAAGCCAATTAGAGCCTCTAGGAGAGCGTATCTCAGACGATTGGGAGCTAATACACTCAGAAGCTGTAAAAGACTCGGAAAAGGGCTTTAATTTAGCTAATTTAGCTGAAGCTAATCCAAACAAGGATTCTAAGCAAGATAAAGGCATCTTTAAAGTAAGATATGCTTATATGCCTAACAGGAAATCAGCTAAAAGCAGAGACTTCTGTAAGAATATGGAGATGTTTACTGATAGAAATGTTGTTTTCCGTAAGGAAGATATAGGTCTTATGAGTTTTCAAGGTGTAAACAGAAAGTTAGGACACAAAGGTAATAACTATTCTCTGTTTAAGTTTAAGGGAGGAAAGAACTGTCAGCATTTCTGGGAGTTAAGAGTATATAAGAAGAGAGTATCTCCTGAAACTGATGTAGACACGAGTGAAGCATTGAAAGATGGATTTGTTGAACCGATAAACCCTTCAGAGGTATCTACTAGAACAGCAGATATGGCTAACGGAGGAGCATATCCAAATATTTAAT